GGCGGAGGCGTCTTTGATGTTTTGCAACGGAACAACGTGGCAAGATTATTACCCGGACCGGGCGACGCGGGAGAAGGATCAAGAAATCCGCCATACGGTTCGAGTGGTGACTCCTCCGACGACCGAGCCAGTGACGATCGCAGAGGCCAAGGCACAGCTCAGCATCGGGGCAAGCGACGATAGTCACGACACAGAGCTGGCGTCGATGATTGCAGCGGCTCGCGAGGAATGGGAACGCGACACCTCCATCGCATTGATTACGCGGACGCTGGAACATCGGCTGCCAAAGTTTCTGTCTACCGTCGTTTTGTCGGTGCGGCCAGCAATTGCAGTTTCCTCAGTGACCTACGTTGACACAACAGGAACAACGCAAACCGTTTCATCGACCAATTACTACCTGGACAGCGACGAGGTGCGTTTTCTTGACACATTCGTAAAACCCGATGTGCAGGACAGAAGCGAAGCCGTCAAAATCACCTACACGGCCGGATATGGCAGCGACTCCCGCGCGTGTCCGGAACTCGACCGCATGGCAATCAAATTGAGTTTGGCCAATCGATTTGAAGACCGCGACATGATTGCAGCATCTGGCGAGCGGCGGGCTTATGAAGCACTGGTGGCAAAGAAAATGAGGGCGAGTTATCCATGACCTTCCGCCCTGAACGAAAATTTCGACTTGGAACGATGCGGCACCGAATTACGGTGAGCGTGGAAGGCACGACACAGGACGGAGCCGGGCAGCCAGTCGTCACGCTTAGCACTTGGTTGGTCGATGAGCCAGCGAAGTACGAGCCAACAACAGGCGGCGAAGGAGCACGAGGGCGACAAGTGGAGGCCGGAATCAGTGCCATATTCACAGTCAGATACCGCAGCGGATACACGCCAGAAATGGCGATCGACATTGACGGGCAGCGTTTCTGGATCGTTTACGTCAAAGCAGTTCAGGGCATGGATCGCTATCGAGAACTTTATTGCAAATCGGTGGTGCTGTAATGGCAAGAACACGACCAGTCCGGCAACGAAGTAACGTTTCCGTTGGGATGGAACTTATTGACGGTGACAAGTTTTTAAGGGCGTTGCAGCAATTGGAATTTACGATCCAAAGCACAGTTATTGAAAATGCGATTCAGGCCGGAACTGTGCCGGTCGAGGCAGCAATGCTTGTTAACACGCCAGAAAGCGACGGTTCACGCAGGAAACAATCGAACAAAACAAAAAGTCGATGGAGTGGCGCAAAGAAACTAAAAACAACCATTCGATCAGTAGTGAGGCAAAAGCGAAGGTTTGGCACATTAGTCGGCCGGATTGGTTTGGTCGGGCCTTCGTACAGTGAAGGCGGTGGGCATGGAAACCTGTTTTCAAAAGATCATAAGCGAAAGGTTTCGTGGGGGCGTGATGCTGGCACAATTCGCAAGGTCAATCAGTTTGTCAAGAAAACGGCAGACGAAACAAAGGCGGCCGCATCATCAGCCGTCACATCAGCACTGAAGTCTGGAATTGAAGCAGCAGCAAATCGGATGACGAAATAATGGCGGATCTTGGTAGTGCAGTCAGGGGATATTTAGCGGCGAATGTCGGCGTAGCAGCCGCCGTATCGACTCGCATATTCCCGGATGTACTGCCGCAAGGATACACAATCAGGACAGGTGGAGCGTTGACGTACACGGTTATCAGCACGACGCACGATCACCTTATCAACGGATTGTCTGGAATTGCCAGAAGCCGAATTGAGTTTACAGCATTTGCCTCAACGCGGGCTGGCGCAAACCTGATTGCAGAAGCGGTCAGGGCAAGTGATTTACAGGGTTACACCGGAGCAATGGGCGGCGTGTCGATTGAATCTGTAATGATCACAGGAGGCATCCAGACGCTGGATGAGCGGCCGACTGATGGATCACAGGAGCATCGATATTTAACGATTTTTGACTATATGATCGCGTATCAGGAAACGGTGTAAAATGGCAACGGGAACACGATTTAAGACCGGCAACACAGCAACGATCACACTGGGTGGAGCACAGACGACCGGCATCACTACAGCGTGGGCTGGAAATGTTGTTTCCATTAATCCAGGGGAATGGACGCTCGGTGAGCGCGACGTGACATTGCTGGCAGACACTGGATTCACCCGAAATGACCCACACGATTTGGCTACTCCAAACGAGATTAGCGGCGTGGTTCGGTTCAGTCCATCTTTAGGACTGCCTCCGATTGACGGAACAGTCGCAACGGTGACCGTCACGCTCCCGCAGCTCAGCACGGCGACCAGCGGAGTAACACGCGGAACGATCACGGGCAAAGCGTTTTTTAGCCGTGTTGCGTTTCCTCAGTTGGCAAACAACGAAACGATGGATTGTGAGTTTACTTTGAAGATGACTGGCGAAACCCTATCACAGACACGAGAAACATGATGGAAATCAAATTGATTGATCACATCGGCGAAGCTCCTAACGGATCGCCAGTGGATCACGAGCAATGGATTGTTTTTTGCGATGACGTGCAAGTCGGATACTTGCCGAAATCGCCTGACGCATGGCTGCAGTGCATTGTGTCATTTAGCGAAACAACAAAGGCTGAATTGATTCAGGCTGTGAATGAAACAGCAGCGTTAAAAATCGGCGGCGTTGTTATGCCGGTCGATCCCGATCTCGAACCAAACGAGGATGAAGAGTAATGACACTAACGAGAGCGACGTTAGGAAAGTTGACGAAACGAGCAACAAAGGACATTGAAGTTTGCGGGCATAAGGTCAGGCTTCAGCGGCCAACACCTTTGGAGCACTCGCAGTATCAAATGTCCTTGGTTGACAAAGAAGGCAAATGGATCGCAACGAATCTTAACGACGCAATCATGCTGCTCACGGCACGCATGTGGATCGACGAAAAAGGCGAGCGGCTGTTTAATGATGACGAGACGAAACAGCTTGGATCGATTGATCTGGCTTTCTATCAGGAGTTGTCGGAACAGTGCCAGAAGTTTGCCATTGTGAGTGAGGCGTCGACAACGCTGGGGGAGTCCGGAAAAACCACCGTCTTCGATTCGCCTGCCGAGTCTGCCTTGAGCTTGGAATAGACGATCCAGAGGCATGGTTGGATTCAATATCGGATCGGGTTTTTGATGTGTGGTGGGCGTATTACCAGTGCGAGCCGTTCGGATCTCACTGGGAACAGGCAGCCTCGCTATCTGCAATGATTCACAGCAACACTGTGATGATGGCGGCAACACGAGGGGCAAAATTGGAATCGCTGAGTGTGATTGATTTCATGCCTGCGGATTCGATGAGGTGGCAGAAACGAACGAGGCTCAGGGCACGCGGCATTAGTCATCCAAAAGCACAAACGGACATTCTCAAGCGGGCATTTGGTTTCTCATGACAAGCATTACTGCACTCAATGTCCGCCTTGGAATCGATACGTCAAATTTCGCTGAAGGTGCGGAGTTTGCAAAGTCGGAAGTGACGAAGATATCGTCCATCATGCGGCAATCGGTGCCTCCTGCTGAAAAGTTTAAGCAGGAGCTGGGACTGCTGAATCGTGCGTTCAGCGAATCTGGTAAGAAGTCAGTTGAGTATGCAAACGCGGTAGAACATTTGAAGCGAAAGCACGAGCAGGCAGCACCGGCCATCAGAGACGTGACCAAGGCTTCAAAGGAAGCGGGGGTATCATCATCATCGGCAATCGCAGCAATCAAGGGCATGGCAGCAGCCTACCTGAGCGTTCAGACGGTCGCAAAGTCAATCAATTTGGCATCACAGGTCGAGGATGCCACGATCGCATTTGAGGTTTTGACCGGCAGTGCAAAAGATGGCCAGTTACTATTCGAGCAAATTCGCAAGTTTGCTGCTGAATCGCCGGTCACGTTTAGCAATGCTGCCCAAGCAACGAAAACGATGATGAGCTTCGGCGTGGCGGCTCAGGACGTTCAGAAAAATCTGCAAATGCTATCTGATGTCACTGGAGGCAACAACGATCGATTCAAGATGCTGTCGCTGGCGTTTTCCCAGACGTCAGCAGCAGGGCGATTGATGGGGCAGGATGTGCTCCAGATGATTAACGCTGGCTTCAACCCGTTGCAGCAGATCAGCAAGACCACCGGCGAATCTATGATTGATTTGAAAAAGCGAATGGAGGACGGCGGAATATCATCACAGGAAGTGCGGAAAGCATTTGAAGACGCTACTTCAGCCGGCGGGATGTTCCACGGCATGACCGAGCGACTTGCTGGCACGGTGAGCGGCAAGCTTAACATCGCACTAAGCGACCTTGAGCAAAAAGCCGCATCCGCAGGTCAGGCAATGGGGCCGTTGTTGATCCAATTGCTCGACACGTTTACAAGACTCAAACCAATTCTGGATGCGGTTATTAACCTCGTTGATGGCATATCGCAGGGGCTGGGGTTTGCAATCGCAGTGGTGACGGACCTAATCAACAGCGTCACGAATTTCACGGTCGACACTACCGAAATGAACAAGTTTCTTGATCTGCTTGAGCAGCGAGAACGAGAAGCCGAAGCAGCCAAACACAAGGCGATCAACGAGGAGTTTCAGCAGAAGGCAGCGGCCGTAAATCATGTGGCAATCGCCGAACGCAAGGCAGCCGAGCAGTTAGCGGCAGCCAGAGCAAAGCACATGGAAGATCAAAAGAAAGCTGCAGAAGACGCAATCAAGCAGCAGCAAAAAAACATCGAGAAAGAAAAGGCGGCTCGGCTAAAGGCGATTGAAGACGCAAAGAAGGCTCAGGAGCAAGCTGCACGACAGGCTGAAGAGCAATTCCAGCGAGACATGGAAAATGCCCGCAAGGCCGCGATGGACTACTTCGCGCAGCAGGAAGAAAAGAACAAGCAGCGCAGAGCAGACGTTGCGGCCGGGCCGGGTGCTGGCATGGAAGTCGGATCTGCTGAGGCTGCTAAGTTCTCTGCCGATCAAATCAATCGGCAGATCAGCGTGGCGGCCGTGCCAGATCAGCCAACGCCGGGCGAAGTGCAGATTGCGTGGAAGGCAGAGCAGCTTTTTAAAGAACAGCAGGCGGCAAACGCTTTGGCGACGCGGCAGATTGCAATCATGGATAGCCTTTTAAGAGAAGCCAAGGAAAACGGTTTCAGGAGAATTCGATAATGGCTGATCTTAGCGGAATTACGGCGGTTAGGCCGACATCAACAACGCAGGTTCGCACCTTGCAATACGGCGGCACCGTAGCAGTCGGGCAGCCAGTTTCCCTCAGCTCCAGCAAGTACGTCGCATCGGACGCGAACGCATCGGCAACGCTGGCAGCAGCGACAGGAATCGCAATGACGCCTGGCGTGACAGATGGCTATGGACTTGTTGCCGTTGGCGGATCAATCATTCTTGTCGGCACAACAATGACAGTCGGCGAAACTTATCTTGTGTCCGACACGGCTGGAGGAATCATGCCGAACGCTGACAGATCGACAGGCGACTATGTGACGCGACTTGGCACGGCATCAACAGCAACTCAGCTCGATTTGTCTATTCAAGCAACAGGGGTGCAGGTGCCGTAATGCCAGTTTCTGGAACACTACTCGGAGAACAAAGTCAAGGCCGCGGCGGCATCCGTTCGTCAGGCGGGGTGCCTATACTCGACGAAACGTATCACTACTTAGTAGAAATGGCGGCTGTTACTGCTGATCGCGTCGATGCGCTGTCCGTGAGTGGTGTTCCGCAGGTCGGAGTCACGCAATCGGCTGGCGGGTATGCAGTATGCAGAAATGTTGATGCTGTTCGTAGAGAGAATCAGAGGCTTTATTGGGACATAACCGCGACGTTCAGCAGCGAAGTTGATGAACGGCAAGGCACGCAGGCGGTATCTGGAAACCCGACTGAGTGGATACCGATCTACGAAACTAAGTTCGAGCGACTTCAAGAAATCGCAACGAAAGATGCAGCAGGAACGGCAATAGCAAACAGCGCTGGGCAACCGTTCGAAAACGGAATACTTCGTGCCCGATTTATCCCGATCTGGGAGTTTTATCAATTTGAGCCTGCGACCGTCACAGATGAGACAGTTATCGCTCGCAATGAAGTTGTAAACGACGCGACGTTCAAAGGCCGGGCAACGAAAACACTGCTTTGCACGATTCTGTCATCCGTCATTGGATTTTATTACGGATCTCGCAGGAGACTTACGCGGTATTCGCTGCGATACAACGACAAAACATGGACGCACAAACGTCTAGATGTCGGAACGGTATACCTCGACGCAGGGGTGCATAAACCATATCTGGATGATGATGACAATGTGATGCTTGGTGCGTTGAATGGATCTGGGGCAAAGCAAACGCCAGGAACACCGCCAGCGGTTCGTGAATTCGATATGTACGCCACCGCATCGTTTGCTTCGTTTCTGAGGATATAAAATGCCAGATGAAAAGACATATGGCTTTAACAAGGACGATGCAAATTCACTGGTGCAGGGAATTTCAAACGGCGAGGATTGGTTTCCGGAAATAAAGCCGCGCGGTTTGCGGACTGGCGGCAGCAGCCACACGATCTGGTTCACCATTGACGATGTTCTTTGTCCCGGAATCGACTACGTCGATGAAACTACGTTAATCGTCACCGCTGAATGGTACACGGGCGGTTGCAGTAAAACGCCACCGGGAGCCACGTACGAAGGAACATATGAGGTATACGATGTTTGCAGTTATCTGAACGGGCTTACTCCGACAGATTTAATTGGTACAAAAGGACGAGCGACGTATCACTATCCATTGACCGGATACTGCGAACCACGCTGGATAATTGACGACCTGTGCGCGTCAGCGGAGTGTGCCTAATGCCTCCCCGCTATCTGCGAAAAGC